ACTTCGATGTGCTGCTCACCGGCTTCGAAGGCGACGAGCTCGCCGCGCTCCTGGGCGACATCAAAGCGAAAGATGTGGGCGGCGACAACGACCCGCCCGATGCGCTCGAGACGAAGTATCTCCTGCTGATCGAACTGCCCGATGAGGGCGAGCAAGGGAAGCTCTTCGCCGAGATGCAGGCGCGCGGCTTGAAGGTCAAGGTGATGGATTGATGCGTTACGAGCTCACGCTCAAGTCGGACGTGGCGACGAGCTTTCGCTGCGTCAAGGCGGCGAACTCGCTCGACATCGATTCGGAAAAGAAAAGCGTTCACCACTTCGAGATCGATGCCGACCTCGAGCAGCCGTACTCGATCGGGCTGATCGTCGGCGCCTCGGGCTCCGGCAAGACGACCCTCGCGCAGCATGTGTTCGGCGCCGAGTGCTTCAAGACGTTGCTCGACCTGTCGCGCCCGGTCATCGATCAGTTCGACGAGCATTACAGCTACGACGAATGCGCCGGCATGCTCGCGGGCGTGGGCCTGACCGCGGTGCCTTGCTGGATCCGCCCGGCCTACACGTTGTCGAACGGTCAGCGGGCGCGCGCCGAATGCGCGCTGCAGATGGCGGCCGCCGCCGGCGGCGTCACGGTCATCGACGAGTGGACCTCGGTCGTCGATCGCACCGTCGCCAAGGTCATGTCGCATTGCATTCAGAAGCACGCGCGCAAGACCGGCAAACGGATCGTGCTCCTGTCGTGCCACTACGACGTCATAGATTGGCTGAATCCCGATTGGGTCATCGACTGCAACAAGCAGGCGTTCACCGATCGGAGGGCGCTTTGTCGAGACTTCAAACGAACCGAGCGCCTCGAGTTCGGCATCCGGGAAGTCGACCGCAGTACGTGGAAATACTTTAGCCGTTATCACTATCTGAGTGAGACGGTACCGGGCGGGCTCACTCGCTTCTACGGTGTATTCCACGGCGATGAGCAGATTGGGTTCCAGTGTTTCGCGAACTATGTCCCGATGAAAGCGGGGATGGCGAAACAGATGCACTCGAATCGCACGGTGATCCACCCCGACTACGCCGGGTTCGGTCTCGGCATTCGAGTCATCAACGCGACAAGCGTGCTCATGGCGCGGAAGGGCTACGCGGTGCGAGCGAAGTTCTCCTCGACGCCGGTGTATCTCGCGATGAAGCGCCAGGCCGCGTGGGAGTTGACCGCCGTGCAGCGTGAGACGCCGAAGCCGGGCGGCAACATGGACCGCAAGACCGGCTTTCGGCAGCACGTCAAGACGTATTCGTTCAAGTTCGTGCCGTCGCTCTACGACCCGGCCTCCGACGCGGTGACGTTCTGCCATGGCTGATGTGCACGCGATCGCGAAGGCGTGCAACCTGACCGTTCAGCGCGTGCATCAGCTCGTGAAGCTGGGCATGCCCAAGCAGGCGCGCGGCGAGTATCAGATCGGGCCGTGTATGGCCTGGTACATCAAGTACCTGCAAAAAGAGCTCGAGCGCCGCGGCCCGGCTGGCACGGCGGCGAGCGCGGGCCTTCAAGTCGAGCGCGAAGGACTCACCGCCGCGCAACGCCAACGGGTCGAGCTCGATGTCGCGCTCCGGCGCGGGGAGTTGGCGGATCGCGAGGACGTTCGCAGGCAATGGTCGACGCTCGTGTCCAATGCGCAGAAACGGCTGCGCGCCATCCCCGCATCGGTCGGGCCGCAATTGACCAACATGGCGGACCCCGCGGCGATCGTTGCGCGAATGAAGCATGAAATCGACACCGCGCTCCAAGAATTGGCAGGGGATACCGAGCACGGCCGATCTCCGGATCTTGGTCGAGAAACTGTGGGCGCCACCGCCTGATTACACCGTCAGCGAATGGGCGGACGCGCATCGCCGGCTGACGACTGAATCGTCGGCCGAGCCCGGGCAGTGGCGCACCGCTCGAGCCGAGTATCAACGCGGGATCATGGACGCGTTCACCGATCCCACGGTGAGCGATATCGTTCTCATGACCTCGGCCCAGGTCGGCAAGTCCGAGATGCTGATCAACGTGGTCGGCTACATCGCATCGCTCGACCCGGGCCCGATTTTGTTTCTGCAACCGACGCTCGAGATGGCCGAGGCCTTCTCGAAAGATCGGGTGGCGCCTGTCATCAGAGACACGCCAATCCTTGAACAAGCGTTTTCGGACATCGCCTCGAGAGACTCAGGCAACACGCTGCTCCACAAGCAATTCGCCGGCGGGCAACTGACTCTCTCTGGCGCAAATTCGCCGGCGAGCTTGGCGTCGCGTCCCATTCGGGTGCTGCTCGCGGATGAAATCGATCGCTTCCCGGTGAGCGCCGGCGCAGAAGGCGACCCGCTTTCCCTCGCCGAGAAGCGCACGAACAATTTCTGGAATCGGAAGCGCGTGAAAGTTTCGACTCCGACGATTAAGGGCGCGAGCCGCATCGACGCGGCTTATCAGGAATCGGATCGTCGGCGGTTTTTTGTGCCCTGCCCCCACTGCAACGAAATGCAGACGCTCACCTGGGAGCATGTGAAATGGCCGGCGGACGAGCCGACCAAGGCGCAGTTTTGTTGCCCGCACTGCGGCAGCCTGTGGACTGAAGGGCAGAAGTGCGAGGCGATCACGCAGGGCGAATGGCGCGGCTCCGCACCGTTTACGGGCATTGCAGGCTTTCACATCAACGAGCTCTATTCGCCCTGGCGCACGCTCGGGCAGATCGCAACGGACTTCGTCGCGGCCAAAGACAACCCGGAGCGGCTCAAAGTCTGGGTCAACACGAGCCTGGGCGAGACCTGGGATCTCGACAACGACAAAGACGGTATCGACCCCGGTTCGCTGCGGGCCCGCGCCGAGGAGTACGCGCTTGGGACGGTGCCGGCCGGCGCGCTTATGGTGACGATGGCGGTCGACGTGCAGGGCGATCGACTCGAGGCGTACACCTGGGGATATGGCCCCGGGGAAGAAGCATGGGTCTGCGATTTTCGGGAGTTTTACGGCGACCCGACCCGCGCGGTGGTCTGGGAAATGCTCGACGAGCATCTCCTTCGCCCGCTGCGGCACGAACTTGGGCCGTTCGTCGTCGCCCGTACGGTCGCGATCGACTCGGGTGGACATCACACGCAAGAGGTATACGCGTTCTGTCGCTCACACGCGGCCCGCGAGACTCAATACGGCAATCAGCAAGTGATCGCCGTCAAAGGTCAATCGCAATTCACTAAGCCGATTTTGGGCAAGGCCACACCGCAGGACATCGATCTTCGCGGCGACAAAATCCCGCGGGGCATCAAGCTGTGGCCGGTTGGGTCGAGCAAGGCTAAGGAAACTTTGTACGGGCGTCTTGCGATCGATGTGCCTGGGCCCGGGTACATCCACACGACCAAGGCGCTGCCGGAAGAATTCTTCCAGCAGATCGTCTCGGAGCGGTTGATAACCCGCTACGTGAAAGGTTTCCCGACTCCGGAATGGCATCTGCCCGGCGCGCGACGGAACGAGGCCTTGGACTGCGCGGTATACGCCTACGCGGCGGCCGTGCAGCTCGGCCTGCCACGCATGCTCACCGCTGACTGGGATCGAATCCGCGAGCGACTGAAACGCGCCGGCGTCGCGCCCGATGCCGCCGTCGATGTCGAGCGCCCGCCAGCGGCGCCCGCGCCGGTGCAGACCGTGACGCCATCGCCTCGATCACCGTTCGCTCCCGGGCCCGCGCCGCGGCCGCGCGGCGCTAATTGGATGACTGGTTGGAAATAACTTTTGGAGGGCTGATTCATGGCTGACGATACGACTGCCTCGACGACTGCAACGGCCGGCAAGACGCCCGCCAAGACCGCATCGGCCCCGGCTGCCACCCCCGCGCCGAGTGCTCCCGCGCCGTCGCCGCTCCGCGCCGGGTTCGCCATTCAGGCGCTCGCCGGGATCCTGGCCCATCAGGGCATGCACACCAATCTGCCGACGGCGGTGGATAAGGCACTCGAGGCTGCCGATCTTCTGATCGCCGGCCTCGAGCCGTCGTGAGAGCCGGGGGCTACGTCGTGGCGGAAGAGAACAACCCGGACGGCAATGACGGCTCTTCTGTCACCGACCCCGGCAAGAGCTACGCGCCGGTGGACGATCAGGTGCCGGGCGGCGAGCCCGGCGCGTCTGAGTACGACCCGATCGGCATGGTGCGTTGTCGCTCGTGCGGCATGATGACGCCGGCCGACGGCACGCGTTGCGACCGCTGCAATACCCCGGTGCGCGCGAAACAGTACAACGGCCAGTAGCGC